GATAAGTCTGTGGGTGTTATGCCTCATCTCAAGACTTACGATTCATCGTGCCTCGCATATCGCCAAGGACGCACTCGCCGCGGCTCTTACGCTACTTACTTGGATATATCTCACCCAGACGTTATAATGTTCTTGGAGATGCGTAAGCCTACTGGTGATCCAAACGTTCGTTGTTTAAATCTACACCACGGCATTAACATCACAGACCGGTTTATGGAAGTTGTAGAACGTGCCATGACTGATCCTGATGCTGACGATGGTTGGAATCTTGTAGAACCACATTCTGGTCAGATCAAGGATACCGTATCTGCTAAAGCGTTATGGCAAAAGATCATCGAGATTCGTATGGAGACTGGCGAACCATATATCCACTACATTGACGCATCTAATCGTGGACTACCCCAGTTCCAAAAAGACCTAGGTTTAAAGGTACATCAATCTAATCTTTGTTCAGAGATTATTCTAGCAACCAATGAAGAGCGTACAGCTGTTTGTTGTCTCTCGTCAGTTAACCTAGAGTATTATGACTCTTGGAGTAAGAACTCGCAATTCCTTAAAGATATGGCGGAAATGCTAGATAACGTCCTACAGTACTTTATTGATAATGCTCCGGACTCAGTTTCTCGTGCTAAATTCTCTGCCTTCCGTGAACGTAGTATCGGTGTTGGCGCTTTAGGATTCCATGCGTATCTACAAAGTAAAAATATGCCTTGGGAAAGTGCTATGGCAACTGGCGCTAACATTAGGATGTTTAAGCATATAAGGAGCAAACTCGATGAAGCAAATCTGGAACTGGGTACAGAACGTGGCAGTCCCCCAGATGCGGAAGGTACTGGCCAACGTTTTTCTCATGTTATGGCTGTGGCTCCTAATGCTTCTAGCTCTATCATCATGGGGAATACTAGCCCTTCTATTGAGCCTTTTAGAGCTAATGCGTATCGCCAAGATACGTTATCTGGATCCTTTCTTAACAAAAATAAGCAATTGGTAGCTCTAGTTAATCAGAAGATTGAAAACAAAGATACTAAGCTTACATCGGATGAAGTATGGAGTTCTATTATATCGAACGATGGATCGGTACAGCATTTAACATTCCTTGATCAATGGGAAAAAGACGTCTTTAAGACTGCTATGGAGATTGATCAACGCTGGTTAGTAGATCATGCTGCTAAGCGTCAGGAATATATCGATCAAGCTCAGTCGCTTAATCTTTTCTTCCGTCCAGATTCAAATATCAAATACGTACATGCTGCACACTATCTGGCATGGAAACAAGGACTTAAATCACTTTACTACTGTCGATCAGAAAAGCTTGGTAAGGCAGATAAAGTGTCAAACAAAATTGAAAGGCAAATCATAAAGGAACTAGACATGAGTGCTCTAGTAAACGACGAACCGTGTCTCGCGTGTGAAGGATAAAAAATGTCACCAAAATTAAAAATAACCGATGAACGCTCTTACTTTAAGCCTTTTAATTATGCTTGGGCATATGATGCATGGCTTAAGCATGAGCAAAGCCATTGGTTACACACAGAAGTACCAATGTCAGAAGATGTTAAAGATTGGCATAACAAAGTATCGGATGCAGAAAAAGGCTTCTTAACTAATATCTTTCGATTCTTTACCCAAGGTGATATTGATGTTGCTGGAGGATATGTTAACAACTATCTTCCGCATTTTCCCCAGCCTGAAGTACGCATGATGCTTATGGGATTTGCAGCCCGTGAGGCGCTTCACGTGGCCGCCTACAGCCATTTAATTGAAACTTTGGGTATGCCTGAGTCTACGTACAACGAGTTCTTAGAATATGAAGCAATGGCTAATAAGCATGAGTACTTCTTAGACCTATCTAACGATTCTCAGGATAGGGGTACAATTGCTACTAATATTGCTGCTTTCTCTGCGTTTACTGAAGGTATGCAACTCTTCTCATCATTCATTATGCTACTCAACTTCCCTCGTCACGGCAAGATGAAGGGTATGGGTCAGATCATTACATGGTCTATTGTTGATGAAACAATGCATGCTGAGAATATGATTAAGTTATTCCGTACGTACGTGCAAGAGAATAACGACATATGGAACGATGAACTGAAAGGTAAGATTTACACTATCGCCGAGCGTATGGTTGAGCTAGAAGATAAGTTTATCGATCTATCATTCTCTATGGGAGATATGGAGAATCTATCAGCTGAAGACGTTAAGAAGTATATTCGTTACATCTGCGACCGCAGACTTATAAGCCTTGGTCTTAAAGGTATATTCAAGATTAAGAAGAACCCTCTACTTTGGGTAGAAGAAATGATTAACGCACCGACGCATACAAATTTCTTTGAGAACCGAGCTACGGATTATGCTCGTGGTGCACTGACAGGCGATTGGAGAGATATCTGGGGGAATGGTCAATGAAGCTAACTTGTAGTTCTTGCTCTATTACATATAGGGTTATATCTGACGAAGCAGAGTATGAAGATATAGAGCCAATATTCTGCCCATTCTGTTCTGAAGAGCACGAAGAGGAACTCGATTTCAACGACGATTAATGATGCATAAATAGTTCATATAACAACTATATGGACTACCTATGAATCAATGGCTATATGAAGATAAGATATACGAACCACCTGAGGAAATGGACCCTAAAGAAATATACGGGTTCGTATATCTGATTGAGAACCTTAAGAACGGCAGAAAGTACATAGGTAAAAAACTATTTTGGTCTATGAAGTCTAAGCAAGTTAAAGGCAAAAAAAAGAAGTATAAGGCAGAGTCAGACTGGAAGAAGTACCACGGTTCATCTGGCGAACTAACAGAAGACCTAGAGAAATTCGGCAAAGAAAACTTTAAAAGAACTATATTGCACCTATGCAAAACCAAGTCCGAATGCTCCTACATGGAGTTAAAAGAGCAGATCGAAAGGGATGCAATACTACGAGAAGACTATTATAACGCATGGATTCAAGTTAGGATCCGTAAAGCACATCTGAGGCATATTCACATTGACTGCTGATATAATAACATTTCCAGGCAAAAATCCCCAACCTGAAAAAAGGTTTAACGCTATTGATAACGAAGAAATGGGTTGCCCGCATATGGCATTAGCTACACGAGCCATTGACGCATTAGTCTTTGAGCTTATGGAAGCTGGTTATGATCCTCTTGCCGGTACAGAAATGATAGAAGATCTTTCAGTAGTACTAAACTCAACCTATGCTATGTTGCTCAGAGAAAACGGTAGGTATCATGTACTTCATCCTATGATGGAGGATATGGCTAATTACTTAGCTGGGCTAAAAAGACAAATGGACGATCACTCAGGATTATTTGACGAATGAAAGTAGTATACTTTAAAGATGGCACATACGGGATTCGTAAGTTTTCATGGCTACATCTTTCATATCGATATAAGGATATGAACGGGTTTAATTCATATTGGTGGCCAATGAAAACTGATCAGTTTAATTATGACTGCAAAAGGAATAGCATAGAATTTGTACAAAACTACTACTATAGTATGACAGATAAGGGAAGGGTTTACAACTCGTAAAAAGTGTGATATAATACATTATTAAATCGTAAAAAGTGTGA